GATTGCATTTCGTTCAATACGAAGTTGCTTTAAAGGTGCAGCTGCATCAATTGCTGTCATCTTGTCTGATACTTGTTTCCAAGTTACACCCCACTTTGAAGTGTCATCAGTTTCGATTGCAGAACCGTTTTCGTCCGCTCCAGTTACTTTTCTGAACATTTCCTTGAACTCATCTTCCTTTGTAGGTTCTCCACGAAGTACCCACTCTGTGATGGAGAGTTCTTGTAATGCTTCTGCGACTGTTGCCATTTTATATTCTCCTAATTAATTCTTTTCTATATTTATAATCCATTATCCTATTAAATATCCACACATATAAGTAGTTTCAATACCACCATCTAATCCACGAAGGTTTTTTGAACTACCAGCATTATGATATACAGTAGCATCAATATAGTCTGATGAACCATTTAAGTGTATTACACCAGTTACTTGACCAGTTGAAAAAATACCACCTTCAGACCATGCTCTGTTTCCGAATTGGTTAGCACCATTTTTTCTTATAGTGGCAAATTGATAATTAGGACTTTCGAGTAATGTACCCAAAGTAATACTATAATATCCAGCAACTTGTGGTATATATCTGTAATTTGATGTATTAAAATAACCACCTATATCAAATAGTTCAGAGTTACCAGATTTTGTATTAAGTTGAATTACTGTCGTTGTATTATCTGCAATAGCTTGGTCAACAGAGCGAACAACACGAAACGCTGGTCTAGCAGGAGTTGTTACCACACCACCACTGTTAATAACTAATGCAGCAGTGCCACCAGTGTGTGCGATATTTTGTACTTTTAATGTTGATGCCATATCCTATTCCTTACTGTGCGTATTCCATAATTATCATGCGAGATTCAGCGTACGCATTTAACCTTGCAGACCCATCACCAGAACGTCTAGAGAATTGAACCTTATAAGTTCTTGCAGATGTACTACCAGAAGTTTCTGTATATAATATAGGAACTTGGTCAATTCTTTGGTCATTACTACTAGAGTGATATAGTGCATAGTCGTTATCGTAAACTGTACTTCCATCTTTTAATAATCTAAAACCTATACCAGTATTAGCACTTGAAAAACACTCTGCACCCATCATACATTGTATTACAATTATACTGTTTGAATATTTTGGGGTAAATGAAATTGATAAACCAGTATCAAAATAATTTGAGTTAGCATTCGCTGTCTGCTGTGCCGTATCATGGTCAGTTGCAATTTGAAGAACCATGCCAGGTGCTTTAATAGAATTAGTATCAGTACCAATCAACTGTTTACCAGTAGGAATTGTAATTGTTGAACCACTTGCAGTGTTTAGATTGTTTACGAATAAAGTACTCATTGTGCAATCTCCATCAGTATCACTTGTGCATTACTATTACCCATATGTGCAGAAACATTACCACCACCAGAAGCACTTTTAACTTGTACTTTATAAGTCGTTGCACTTGTAGTACTAGGACTATCCATGTATTCCATGTGCATCAGTTGTCCTACTCCGTTAGCTGGATTTACCCAAGGGCTTCTTGATACTTCATATATTCCAGTAGAACCTCTTAATATTCTTGTAAGATTTTGGTAAGAACCAGAACTACCAGTATTATGAGCATTAACAAAATTAAACTTAACAAGTATTTTACTTGTTGAAAATTTTGGAGTAATAGTTGCACTAAGACTAATATCTGTATATGTGGTGCCTGTAAACGATACAAGACTATTTGGGCCGTCTGCACTTACTGTTTGTACGACACAACCAGCAGGCAACTTTACATTTGCAGCTGTGGTTGCACCTACGATATTATCTACTGTTAATGTTGAACCCATTCTCTATCCCCTATACAATCGTTAAGTTACCGTTAACAGTCAAGTTAACAGTTCCAGATGTGGATACAGTCAAAGGCCCAGCACATGATGCATTATCACCAGATGCGATAGTAACACTTGTGTTTAGAGTTGATTCGTTTACACGAAAGATATCACCCTTACCAGAAGAACTATCACCCCTTGAACCATTCTCTCCTTGGAAAAATCCAACACCAAGAGTAACACTGTCTGCGATTTTACCAGAAGTTACAGCATCATCTGCAAGGTCAGCTGCTACAATTTCGCCATCTTTAATAGAACGAGAAGTTACTTGTCTAATTGCCATTTCTTTAATCCTTTATAGTATTTATGCATCATCTTTGTCTGTACCTGTCGTTTCATCGTAATTCTTTGCGTCTTCAAAGAATGATGTTGTTTCGTTAAATCCAAAATCATCATCTGCATCGGCAGAGGCAGGATTAGGTGCGACAGAATATCTTTGTTCTCTCTTAGGTGCATTAACTTTTGAGTCTGTATATTGGTCAACCTGTACAGTCTTAATAACCTTCTGGTCAGTGACAGGGCCATACAGATAAAATTTAGCAGTAAAATCTAATGTATAGATGATTGCTCGTCTTGTAATCAAATCTGCTTCATAGTTATCTTCATAACCAACATTTGTTAATACAATAGGAACATCTCTAGTTGTACCCATTGCAGTATTATCATTTAATGTTACTGTATAATCTGGTTGAAAGAATGGAAGAATTTGTTCTACAATTTGCAATGCATCGTCAGAGTTCTTTGCCATAACAGCCATTTGAAAGTCCATGTTATATGGAACAGGCATAAACTGTTGACTCATTGTCTTACCTTGTGCAGACGAATTTACCTTCTTTAATTTTTGAATAGAATTTAGTTTACGAGTAGAATCATAAGAAATAGTTTGAATCTCAAAACCAAGGCGAGGCAAAGTAACCGCAACTTTCTTTGTTATGTTGGGGTCTTCTTGAAGTCTTGCTAACCATTTTTGTTTTGGCCCATATGCAAGAGGAACTTTCATTGTTTGTATTACTTCACCAGCATTGTTCGTCCGAACAAGGTTGATATCATTAAACATCGTTCCAAATGCAACAACGACTTTTCGCATTGTTTCATGGTAAAATTGTTGTCCTAACATATTATCCTACTCTTCCTATATCACCAAACGGATTAGACTCTGTAAAGTCAAGAACGGAATCATCCGCTGTATCAAAGAAATCATTCATTGCGTTCTCATCAATAGTGTCCACTTTATAAGTTTCTAATACTATATAGTGTCCTGTTTCAGACAGGATTGCACCAGTACCATCTTCCATAGACAACTGGTATAGTCCAGCGTCCAGTGAATTATCTGTTTCGATTGCATCAATTTCTGCAATCCCTGTATCAATATCCTCTGAACTATATTCAAAGGTCTTGACTTTTAGTTTGTATGCTGGTATATTGTGTACTTGATAGAATGGGTCATCGTGGTCAACGAATGATATTTCAAACATCTTATTTACTTTAGGGAAGTAAACAAGGTCACCCTCATTCGGTCTAGTCTTTACTATCAAGTTTGAATCGCCAGATACTAACTGTTCAAATCTTCTTTTTGCAACAACAAATGTAGCATCATCTTGCATTTGCAAACCAAACTTGGACATGATTTCTTTTTCACCCTCATATCCTTCTACGTTTTCAAAGTACATTTCGATTTGGTATGCGTCACCAAATTTAGACAATACGTCTTCACCCAAGAGATTGTCCTCTTTGATAAGAGTCCTTGGAATGTAGTATACGTCTTGACCATAAATCTTCAACTGCTCTATCATCAAATCTTCATAGAGATGTTGTTCTGGTTTCGTACCTGTGTCAAAATACACGTTTGTTGGCATCAAATTATCCTATCATATAGTTTGGTGGTAACTCATATGCGAGTTGTATTTGTTCTTCTAATTTTTCTATATCAGCGTTTGCTTCCTCAAAAAGTTTTGCACCATTTAATGTCACACCACCTAACATCTGTACACCTTCAAACTTAGAAAGGTTTGCACCCCATTGTCTTTTAATCAGTGCGGTTGTATATCTTTTTAAATAGATGTCATTGAAAACATCTGTGTATGTAGTAGGGTCTAACTTTCTGTAACATTCAATGATGATAAACTCACCAGCAGTTACGTCATTACCCCAATCCATTTCAATGTATAGTCTATTCATATGTTGATTAAAACGAATTGGTTTTTCACCAACAAGAATATGGTCAAGGAAATCTAAGTGTTGCATAGTCATTTGATAATGCAATATAGAAGTACTTGAGAAATCGTATAGGTCATTTAATCTTAACTGATAACGAACATCAAATAGATTTAGATTCGCTTTGTCAGTGAAGTCAAATATCTTGACAACAGACAAGACACTATCTGGTACAGGGATAAATCCCTTACCTTCCAACCAGTTTGCAGTGATTGAATTGTCTGCTTTATCTGTTGCAGTCGTAGTTGTATTAGTCGCAGCTCTGTCGATTTCTGCCTGTGTAATTTGATGTTTCAAGTACATTCTTTCAACACCATCGTAATGATATTGTGCGAAGTATTGTAATGCCTCGTCAATTCTATCATCAACTTGGTCATCGTCAACATTGATTTCAATCACAGGCTTACCAAGAGTTCTAAGACAATACTCTTTTAAGTTTGCTCTTGAATTTGGATTTGCCATTTATCTTTTCCCTTTATTATCTATTTATGTCACCCAAGTGCGACACCCATAGCAATTGCGAATCCTTGTGATGCACCAGCAGCAGTCTGAATACTTCCATCTCCAAATTCAATACCATTTGTTCCCACAACAACTTTACCAGAACCATTCGGTATTATATTAATGTCTCTGTTAGATGCAGATACAATACTATGAGTTACTACATCAAGGTTGCCTCCAAGTTGAGGAGAACTATCATCAGATACATTCTGAATACCAGCACCAGCAAGTGAACTAACAGATGCAAATCCAAGGTTTCCAGAACCATCTGTTTTCAAAACTTGTCCAGCATTACCGTCTGCGACAGGATGAGAAAGTCCATCAAGAATTACTTTACCAGAACCATTTGGTGTGATTGCAATATTACCATTTGATGCAGATATAATTGAGTTACCATTAACATCCAAATCGCCTCCAAGTTGAGGCGAAGAATCATCAGCAAGACTTGCAATACCAGTTGCAGCAACAACAAGGTCTATCGTTCCATCACTATCTTGATATGTTGCAGTAATATTTGTTTCGGTATTACTACTAAACATTGCACCGACTGTATCTTGAATAACTTCAGATAAGTCAATATCAGCAGAACCGTTAAATGCAACACCATGAATGTTTCTTGAAGTTGCAAGTGTTGTAGCAGTAGCTGCATTACCAGAAGTGTCTTGATTACCAGATGCATTTACGCCAGGCAAGTTTATATCAGCAGTACCATCAAATGATACTCCACCAATATTTCTTGCATTTGCGAGTGCAGTTGCAGTGTCAGCAACGATTGTTAGATTATTAACAAATGTTGCATTTACTCTACTATCAATCGCAGAGTTTACTCTTGCAGTTGTGTGGTATAGATTAGATGAACCTTCTGAAAGGTCATCCGTATCAAAATTTGTAAGGTTTCTTGTGTTTGTAAATGCAGCCCAACCCATGTTTCCATGTGCAGAACATTGATAGTGTAAGACAGAAGGTGTCGTATCTGAGACAATAATTTGTGTATAAGCACCAGCATTGCCAGGCGTTCCACTTGTTGTTACGCCTGTTGTAAATGCAGTTGCTTTAGCGGCATCTAGATAGAACAGTAAAGGGTGGCCAGAATTGGAAGAGTCACTCTGGTCAAACTTGTATGTGTTCTTTGGAATTAAATGAAGATACGGTGAAAATACACCATTGATTTTATACTTGTTACTAGAACCTGTACCGTGATAAGGATGGTCTGAAGTGGAAGATGCAACAGTTACATAAAGGACTTTTGTTGCAGAATCAAAATCGGTTGCATACTCGTTTGCGACAGTAACAATCTCGTTACTACCGTCACGCATATACAACTTTTTGTCATATGTGTTGACCGCAAATTCACCTTCTGCCAAATCCGAAGTAGTTGGAATGTTGGAGTGTGTGTGCGACCTTTTAAGTTTAATATCCACAGCCATTAGGCAAAACCCCTATATGACTATTTAGAACGTACCACCGTCAATACTTGTAGCAAAAGAAAGAGTATCGGAACTTGCCGTATAGGCCAAGAACCCATCGTTAGAACCACCACCATCAAGTGCAGACAAAGTATTAGCGGAGTTGGCAACAAGTACAGAACCTTTTGCGATTGAACTTAAACCAGTACCACCAGAACCTACTGCAATTGCAGTACCATTCCAAACACCAGTTGCGATTGTACCCAATGTAGTAATAGAAGTTTGACCAACATAACCACTTGCGATAGTGATTGCATTTGATGAAACTGTAATCTTATCTGCTGTTCCTACAACATCAATTGTATTACCAGTTTTTGTTAAACCATTACCAGCAGCGATTTGTCCAGCACCAGAGAATTGTTCAAATGCGATTGCAGTTGAACCAAGTGTGATTGCACCATTTGTACTTAGAACATATCCGTTGTCTGCGTTTGCAGTACCTTCTTCAGTAAATGTAAATGCACCAGCAGTCAATTCAGAGGCAGCATCTGCATCTGGTGTTCTTGTTAGAACAAATGCAGCACCAGCACCACCTGTTGCAGTAACTTTATAGAAACCGTTTTGAGTACCAGTTGTTTGGTCTTTGACAAGAAGTCTGTCATTTACAACAAGAGTAACACCGTCAACTGAGATTGCACCGTTAGAACCAGCAGTGATTGTTCCAGCACTGTTGTCGTATGTTCCAGCAAGGTTTGCAGTTGTAGCAACTCTTACAGATGCTTTAACGTCAAGTCCGTTTGCGACACTATCAACATATGATTTGTTTAC